GACGAAAACACCTTTTCCTTCACTCCTAACAGCTGGCTCGGGAGTTCTTCCACCGAGTAAAACTTGGTGGTAGGCACCTCCCCGATTATTGGAATTGGACCCAGAAGCGATTGCTGGGCTAGTTGGCCGATCACGTCGGTCAATGGAACAAGTTCGAAAACCGCAAGGCTGACCGGATGTGTGGTCATCCTTGCATCGCCAATGCACAGTTTGTTTAGCCATACTGGCCCCATGTTTAAACCCTGACATGTGTTTGTTATGTACAGTATCCTGATTACATCTGGATTGTAAGTCTTCCACGCGAGAATCGCCCTCTCGGGTGGGTGTGTGCCTAACATGGTGATTAGGAATACGTTCATGAGGTTTGGTTGTACTTTGCATGGTTGGTTGGGAATAAATCATTCCTAGGATGTCCACTTCTTGCAGTTGAACTCGGGCTACACAGCCTACTGCCGGTTGATACCGGAAAACTGGCATATAACCCGTGCCAGACGGTTGCTTATACGCTCCTAAGCGGGATACATGTTTTACTGAACATGCAAACAGTATATAAATGTCAGTATGGACAGCTCACGCTAGTGCCATACGGGTCAATCTACCAATTAAACCACCTCCTGGAACAACAGCTGAAGCTAAATCACCAATTAAAGGAAGAAATTGAGGGACTTTCTTTATAATATTAACAACTTTTTCCATCCACCCAGGTTCTGCATTAGATTGAATATCCAAAGCATTACCCGGTAGGAAGGTTACATTCTTATATTGACCTTGAAAATTGACAATACACTCCACTCTACCAACTACTGTAGAGGCAGCCGCACCCTGGACTCCTAAGAACAAATAAGGAATGCCTGGGATAGTTGGCTGAGTATCATACGGACCGACACTATTATTATAAGACGAATACTGAAAAGTGTTTATGGAGGATTCGGGTCTCCAAGTTATCATGCATCCATCTTTAAAAGAGCCAGTTGTTGAATCTGTTGAGTTGGCCTCGACTGCAGCAAAAGAACCGGTGCCAAGAGCATTAAAAGTACTTAATACGTAGTTTCCAGGTATTTGAGCACAAATTATGCCTCCTTGGTCAGTCTGAGAAGACTGGGTGCTCACCAATTTCAAACCCATGCTAATGACACGGATTTTGGAGTAAATTGATGCAACTGAAGATACATTTGTTGAAGATTGCCAAACACTAGTGCCAGGAATGTTCCAC